TTACGTTGTTGCTCCCCCCACGGTTCGCTCCTAGAGAGCAGGTCGCCGTAGCTAGTTTCTTTTAGCCGACACCTTGATTGGTGAGATGACGTTCACCGCGCTGCTTGAACTAGTAAATAGTTCATCTACCCAGGTTCCCCTGTTTATGCCCCGCCACCTGCAAACGTGGTACAGCCTTGAAGATTGCTTCGTGTGCCGTCATCCCGACGGGTGTGAGGTGAGAGTGTAGCAGATGTGTTATCGTTTCCTACGGTATACCAATCACATCTCTAGAGAACTCGGAAACTTTTATGGCTATGAAAAAATCTGCTCCTAAGAAAGCTGCATCTAAGAAGGGCGATGAGCCTGTTCGTGCTGGTGTTGGCAAGAAGGCTGTTGCTAAATCTCAAAGCAATCTAGATACAGCTGCTAAAGCTATGGGTCCTGGTTTAAAATTTTCTTCTGAGCCTTACAAAGCTGTGGCTAAGGGTGCAAAAAAACTTGTTGATAAACTTTCTTCTAAGGAACCAGCAAAAAAGAATATGAGGGAATCAACTAAGAAAACTTCTGGTCAGTCGAGGCCGCCTGATCGTGAGTATCAGGGTGGGATTGGTTCGTTGAAGAAACCTACTGTGATTCCTGCTGGTTACAGGGTTATCATGTTGATGAGTGATCCTCCGAGATACAAGTTGGTTCCTAAGCCTTCTAAGTAAGTGTTGGCGGGTGCGAGGAGGACCGGAGCGATCCAGTTCATTTAAGCACTGTTGCTCTACGGCACACCCACCAACGGTGGTAGATTATCAGAACGATGACAGCGGGGCGTAGCGGGCGACGACAAGTTCCACCACAGGATGTGGCACGTTTTTGGCAGGCGCGTGCGTCTGGTATGTCGATCAAGGATGCAGCCAAGATTGCTGGTGTTCATTACAACACTGCCCAAAAGTGGGATGCGAAAAAGAAGATTGCTAAAGCTGAGATAGAGGTTGGGAAGTTGGAGCAGGGGACTGCCCGTAAGAAGGTGGGTGGTGTTCAGGCTGATGCTTGGGCGAAGGTGATGGATGTTTCTGATCTTCCACCTGTTATCCCGTATGACCGTTTGAGTGAGGAAGCACAACGCGGGCTTGTGGACTTCGACTATTTCCGTAGACGCTATTTGGGTCGTATCCCTAGTCCGTGGCAGGTTGATGCCGCATACAAGATCGAAGATTATTTGTTGTCTAACGATAAACAGTTTGTGGTGTTGAACTGTCCCCCAGGTGCAGGTAAGTCGACGTTGTTTCACGATATTGCTGTGTGGCAGATTGTGAAGAACCGCAAGATTCGTGTGATGATCGGCTCCGTTTCACAGTCACTAGCCAAGATGTATAGCCGTCGTATTCGTGAAACCTTGGAACGCCAGTTCCCATTAGACCCCGACCCTGTGCTAATTGACAAAGGGCTGGCTATAAAAGCGGAAGCGTGTTTGGCTATTGACTACGGTAGGTTTAAGCCTTCAACTTCAGGGTCGTTGTGGCGGGCTGAAGAATTCATTGTTGAACAGGAGGACATGGGTGGGTTGGATAACAAGGAACCAACTGTTTCTGCTTACGGTATTGAGTCTGAATTCATTGGTCATCGTGCCGATCTGTGTTTGTTTGATGACGTTGCGTCACCGGAGAACGCTAAAGAGTCTGCGGCAAGAGACAAACTCATTGAGAGATGGGATTCAATGGCTGAAGCACGAGTCGATCCAGGCGGTCTGCTCGCCGTCGTTGGACAACGACTTGGACCGTTGGACCTCTACGCTCATTGTCTCAGCAAAGTCACCTACGAAGATTTCGAGGATGATTATGACGGATCAGATACAACGGACATTTCACAGGACACGGAACCGTTAAAGAAACAAAAATATCATCACCTGATCTACAAAGCGTATTATGAGGATTTGGATACAGGGCTTGCGTCTAAACGGAACTCGTCCCCTGCATGGCCTAACGGACCACTCCTAGACCCTCATCGTTTGTCGTGGAAAGACCTGTCGTACATTAAACATTCCAACCCATCCAAGTTTGCGGTGGTATATCAGCAGGAAGATCAAGCTGAAGGTAACTATCTGATTGAGCGTGTGTGGGCTACGGGCGGGATCGGCCCTGACGGGGTGCTGTACCCAGGCTGTGTGGACAATGAGCGTCGCCCAGGTCACGTCCCCCACAACCTCCAGCCACCCTTGATCTCGATTGCCAGCGTTGACCCGTCCCCAACAATGTTTTGGGCTATCCAATGGTGGATATATCAGCCAGAAACGAACCTGCGGTTCCTCATTGACGTAGAACGAGTCAAACTCACAGCCGAACAGCTACTCGGCTTTGACACCACGACCCGTGACTATTCAGGGATCATGGAAGATTGGCAAAACAGGGCTATGGACATGGGCTACCCGATCTCACATTGGGTAGTTGAGGTCAACGCAGCCCAACGATTCTTGTTGGCACACGACTTTGTTCGCAAATGGCAGTCCCGACACAACGTAAACGTCATCGCACACACCACTAGCCGTAACAAGATTGACGAAAATCTTGGTGTGGAAGCGTTGCTTCCACAGTTGTTCCGTTCCGGTGCGATCCGCACCCCATCTATGCGGGAAAACTGGAAAACCTTAGCCTTCATTGAAGAACATTCGTCGTGGACTAGGGATAAGAAGAACGGTACTGACCTTGTGATGGCGTGTTGGATGGCGATGTTACATTTACCTAACTTGTCACCGATAAGTCGGCCACAAAAAAAATGGCGACCATCTTGGCTGGTGTGATACCTTTATAGGACTTACGCGAACTGAGGTTTTATGGCTACAGCAAAGAAAAAAGGTGCAAGTAATCGTGCTGTTCAAGCGCAAGCAGCGCGTAGCACCAAACAGGGTTTGAAGTATGCGATGGAAGACCTTGTTGAAGCAGACAGACAGCGCAAAGCGATGGGTCCAGATATGGATTTTTCTCCAGCAGTCAAGAAGCGTCTTGCACAAAACAAAAAGTTTGTTAATGACAACCGTTTGGCATACACCAACCCAGCATCAGTCAAGGTCAAGAAAGCTGTTAAAAAGAAAAAATAGATGTTGACCACTGAAGAAATCGTAAAACTCTACGAGCAACGCCGTAGGAACCAGGGTCCTGTTCAAGAACAGATGCGTCGTGTTCGCGATCTAGCCAACGGCGACGTAATCGTACCGTTAAACGAACTAGACAAGAACGCTAAATCTTCAGTAGCAAACCTTTTGGTACAGGGCTTGGATCAGATGTCTATGCGTGTGACATCAACAATGCCATCCCCATATTTCCCGCCAATCAAAGAAGGCTCCGAGCGTTCCAAGTCGTCTGCTCGTATGCGTAAGCGTGCCATGTTGTCCATCTGGGATCACAACCGTATGCAGATGAAGATGCGCCGTCGCGCACGACACCTCCTCGGCTACTCACAGTCTGCTGTTGTTATCAAACCTGACTTCAAAACTTTGATGCCTGTGTGGTCTGTGCGTAACCCGCTAGACACTTTCGCTGCACCAGTGGATGATCCGGATAACCCGATCCCAGAAGACTGCATCTTTACCTACAAGGCAACTGCTAGTTACCTGTTGCAGAACTATGGCGAACTGGTGTTGGGCAAACTGCGTTTAGGCAAAATTGCTGCCGACACCCGCTACACGATGCTCGAATATGTTTCCCCAGAGTGCATCCAACTCATCGTGCTTGGCGCAGAAGACTCACCGAACCTAACCCCAGGTGAACGTGCAGGCATTGAAGCGATGATGCTTGAATACATCCCGAACCGTACAGGTATGCCACTAGCAATCGTTGCTAACCGCATCACCCTAGATAAACCTCGTGGACAGTTTGATGGTGTGATGGGAATGTATTACACCCGCGCACGACTACAAGCCTTGACCGAGATTGCTATTGAGCGCGGTATCTTCCCTGAAGAATATCTGATCGCTCGACCAGGTGAGAACCCTGAAATCTTGCAGATCGCTGATGGTAAAGCCGGACAACTTGGTGTTGTGAAGGGTGGCGACATTCAACAGTTGCAACTCAACCCAGGTTACAAAACCGATACAGCACTTGACCGTTTGGAACGACAAGAACGTTTAGAGGGTGCGATCCCTGCCGAGTTTGGTGGAGAGTCAGCATCCAACATTCGTACTGGTCGCCGTGGAGAATCCGTGTTGTCAGCAACCGTAGACTTCCGTGTGCAAGAAGCACAAGCAACTTTTGAACAATCCATCTTGGAAGAAGACAAAGTTGCTATTGCTATTGAAAAGGCGTATTGGGGCAACCAACAAAAGTCTTTCTTCTTTGGACGCAAATCATCTGTCGGAGAAGAAACCTATACACCAAACAAACTTTGGCAAACAGATTTCCACTATGTTGCATACTCTGCTGCTGGCTCCGATGTAAACTCGCTAATTGTCGGCCTCGGTCAACGACTCGGAACAGGACTTATGTCTAAAGAATCCGCTCGTGAAGCCGACCCGCTGATTAGCGACCCAGACCTAGAACATGATCGCATTATTGCTGAAGGAGTTGAGTCTGCTTTACTTACAAGTATTCAGCAACAAGCTTCGGACCCTAATGGTCCGTATCAGCCAGAAGATTTGGCGTATCTAACCAAGCTTGTTGTTGAGCAAGATGTGCCGTTGTTTGATGCTGTGCGTCGTACCGATCAACGCGCTAAAGATCGTCAGGCAACACCTGCTCCACAGGGCGCACCTGAAACAATGCCAGGTCTTGCGATGCCGCAGATGGGTGGACAACAACCACCAGCTCCACCAGCAGGCCCGCAAGGTGCTATTCCAATAGATCAACTACTTGCACAACTCGGAGGGTAAATGAGCGACGTTCAAGCAGGTTCAAACCGTATGGCTATTCAAGCAGCCACCGGTCAAACCTATGGCAAAGCAACAGAGCAAATAAACGCTCAACGTGCTGTACCAATGGGTGCATCACCAACAGACGCACAGGGGCAACCTCAGCGTTCTGTACCTGGGACATTGGGTTCACTAACTCGACCAACAGAACGACCTAATGAGCCGATCACTGCTGGCGCACCATTTGGTGCTGGACCTGGACCATCAATGATGGGAATGTCACCAAACACTCCACCACCGTCAGGAAGCAAACAGGATTTAGTTGAGCGTGTTCGCGCTATTTATTCTATGTACCCAAATCCTAATTTGATGGCTTTAATGAACGCATTGGAAACAGAATGAGGCTAGAGGATGCACTCAAAATAAAATCCGAAGTTGACTCATATAAAGAATCTCAAAAAAGAATCAAGCAATATCAGGAAACATACGATGAAAAAATGGCTGATGCTTTAGGTCGAGCGTACGCCCAGTATCATTGGGTTCACCCTGAAATTCTTATTCCAATGGTTTTGTCGGGTCAAGAAAAAATGTTGCCTGAAGCAGCAAAAGTTGCAGCAAAAGAATCTATGGCTGGCGGTTTAACCCCCCACATGATGCAAACCCAATACCAAGATAAGTATGTTCCTAAAGTTGGAATCAGATGGTAAAACCAAAAGATCAAAGCCAAACAGAGCAACCTTCTGTTCCTGTGCCTGTTGCGCCAAGTCAGGTAATGTTGGGTCCACAACTTCCCGCAGGTTATGTCAACCCACAAGTAAGCGAGTTGAACGAAGCCATGAGGATGCGCGTCCCTTTGAGCGACAAACTACCTATGGGTGAAGGTTATTGGGTCAGAAAAAACAATACGTGGAATTTCACTTCAAAAAATACTGCATCTTCACCGAACAGGGACATGATCGTTCCAGAAGAACAACTTGTTGCAGAACGGAAAGCAGCATTTGCAGCTCGTGTTCAAAGAAGTTTGATGGGTCCTGTCACTGGTGGAATTTTTAAAGCTGATATTTCTAATATTGTCAAAACACCATTTCGTTTTGCACGTTCCAATATTGGTTCACCAATAGCAGGAGTTTCGTCAAATCTTGTTGACGCTATTCCGTTTACTGAATGGGCAGAAAATGCCGTTGGATCAACATTGGGTTTTGGAAGCAACTATGGTTCAAAAGCGTTTAACTTTGCTGTTCGAGACAACATTCGTAGAACCATGACTGCTGCTATGACACCGTTACAGGTGATGGAAAACGTCACAATGTTTTTGCCAACCATGATTGCATCAATACCAGGAGGTAATTCTGATTTTGTAAAATCTGATGCAAGTATTTGGGATCAGGTTCGTGGTTTGATAAGCAACACAACCATCGGTCAACAGATCGCACAAGAAGGTGTTCTTGGTACATTAAATCCGTTTGACGAAAGTTCAACAGGTACAGGATATTTTCCAGCCGGAACAGCCGAAGAACAAAGAAACAAATTAGAAGAACGACTGCGACCAGAACTTTTTGGTCAAACAGCAACGGTTGGTCGTTTGATTGCTGGTCTTGGAGTTTACGCAAACCTTTATGAACCTGGTGACGACAACCACAGTCTTTTGAGTGGAACTGTTGATGCGTTGTTCCAAGTGTTTCTTGACCCGCTGAACGCTCTCCTTCCTGGCAGTAAAGCTATTAAAGGAATTTCAACTTTTGCTGACTCACCAACCGCTGTTGCATCTACAAGAAAACTGATTAAAGCCGGTGCAGCAGTAACACCAGAAACAATTGTTGACGCTGAACGTGTCATCTCAATGATGGATGAAGCTGGAGTTTTGTCTGAAAGAGCTGTAAACCTGGTTACTCCACAACCAAACACATATTGGTCTGGTGACAGGTTTGGTTATGTGAATGGCCCTGTTGAAACTTTTTACAATTTAGGTCCAAACGGTCCAGTGAATCCAGACAATCTTATTGGTTCTGCTTTTTATGTATCAAATCGTTCCCCTGTTGGAACATCATATTTTTTTGCTGAGGAGGCACGACGCGGTGCCGCAATTGATGAAACAATTAAATTTGCTGAAGGTGTTGAATTAAAAGTCCCAATTAACGCTCTCCCAGAAGACGTTATTTACGAAGTTCGTGTTCCAGAAACAGGTTTTAATATTGTTAACGGTGAAGCCGTATGGACGCTTGACCCTTCCGTTCCTTGGAACCTCAACGCTGCAATTGCTGACCTTGGTATAAACGAAGAAAATATTGCATTGTTTGAAAAAATACTTGCTGAAAAAGGAATAACGGCAACAAGAGTTGACCACTCCAGTAGTGAAATTTTGCGTAGAGCAATTGAAAGAATTTCAGAATACGAATCTTCTCTTAGTCCCGAATTAGCGGCCAATGCCAAATTCGGTACTGTTCCTAAAGGGATGACTTTATATGAAATTAGAAGAATGTTGTCAAAACCTGAAATTTTTCTTCAAAACTCTTTTAGGTTTGATGCAGCATCACCAGCCTTTATTGATGGTTATATAGATTTTGCTACCCGCAAGTTAGACAGCGCAATTCTTGATAAAGATTGGTATAAAACGGTGTCTGGCAATAGATATGCATACGATCCTGTCACTTTTGAATCAACAATGGAGGTGATAAGCAGGTCTGCGGGAGGTGACAGACTTGCCGGAGCAATTGATAACAATTTGAGTTCTGGTGTTACATATCCACACGAACCAGTTCAAACACTTGAAGAACACATTATTCATTTGGCTAATCAGTTAGAAAAAAGAACTATTGAACCTGGTTCTGAATCATACAATTTTATTGTTCAGCAAACAGAAGAAGCACAATCTTTGCTTGACGAATTTAAGGCAATAAGCCAAAAACTTTCCCAAGAAACAGTTTCTTCTGAAACAAAACTTATTGACGAAAAACTTTTTATGGAAGGAATTGAGTCATTAAAACAGATAACCAGAAAGTACACCGTATTTGTTAAGCAGTCGTTAGGCAAGTTTGAACAAATAAATTCTTCTAGATATCAAGCTGGTTTAGAACAACTTGAAAATAGTGCTCATGGCGGAATTTTGTACAACTATATGGGCGATGTCGACCCATCTTTGAGTTTTATTAATCGCCTGTCAGATGCTTTGCCAGTTAACGTTGTTGATGGCGTATTAGATGAAAACCCTTCAGTTCTTATTGGCGATGTTGGACCATTCAAAAATGTTAAATACAACACCGACAGAAGAAGTGGTATAGGCACAATTACTTTTGACAGCCACGATGTTCCAGGTGTAAATAACCCTAGCGGTGTTGACAGCATCAACCATTGGTTGATGTCAAAGGGAGTTGATGGTGTTCGATACGACGGAGGAAACCGAATTGGTGCCGGATACGGTCAGCATGAAGCGATGGCAGTTTTCTCAGCTGAAAAATTGGGCATTATCAGCCGAACTGGTGAACGCCTCCCCGTAACCGAGGCAATCAGGTTGTCCAAAACAGCTGAACAACTTGGTCTTTCCGCAGAAGAAATAGCCCAAGCCCGTGGATACATGGAAAGCCAAGGTCTTGTTGATGCGGCGCGAAAAAGCTTAGACGGAACGCCATACAATGTTTGGAAAATTTCTGGCAACGGAAGAAACACATTTAACGCAATTGCTAACGATAGCGATGCTTACAATATTTGGAAAACATGGTTAAAGGGTCGTTCGCCTAAATTGGCACAAAAGTTGTCTTTAGCTAGCACGCCGGAAGAAGTTGAAAAAATATTTGATCTAGCAGTGATGTCCCCCGACGCATTTGAGCGTTTGTGGCAGTTGCCTGGTTGGAGTGGAAACGTTATTGGTGAAATTGGTTATCGAACCAAGCAGAAAATTTCAACGAATTCGAGTTTGGCAGCAGTATTCCCACGAACCCCAACTTTGCCTTTGGATGACTTTGATATTGGTGCTAGGAATTTGCACGACACGATGATGGTGTTGAAAACGCCGTATGAGTCCCGCGTTGCTTTGATGAACGAGTATTTGAGAATAATTTCTCAGGATAGTTTCCCTAAGATTCGTGGAGACATATACGATTTTATTGCAAAGTTTAAAACTGAAACAATTAGGACGAAGATACAGCCAGTTATTGATCGTTTGCGTGCTCCCTCTTCAAAACTTTTTGAGGAAATGACTCCGCTTGAACGTATAACAATGAACCGTCGTACTCAAATAGCACAAGAAATTGAAGATTTTGTTCGTCGTAATGAGGCTTGGGCAAACCCTGAAAACCAAATTACAAAATGGACAATTGACGATATTGGTCGTGAAGTTCCCAAGGAATGGATTGACGGGAACGGTTCTGGACCTACTTATCCAAGTCAACAAAATCAAACCGCACCGTCTTTGCTTCCAATGGATGGACAGGAACTTGATGAACTTCTTCGTTTGACTTCTGATTGGGCTGAACTTTCAACGATGGCTAGGACTTTTCCTGTCATGGGAAGAACCATTGAAGCGTTAGACAGTGCGAAAGAGGGTGCTTTTTGGTTGCAAACTCAATGGAAAAAAATGGTTCTTTTTTCAGGTCGATATGTGGCTCGTGTCGTCCCAGAGGAAATGATGCGTGTTTCGCTGTCAGGTCAATTTGATGGAGAATTCAGTTATGTAACAGAAATGATTTCTGGTCGTTTGAACAAAGATATTTTGGGTCGGATAATGCCGTCAATTGGTGAAGCTGACGATATTGCTTTGAAACTTGATGAAGCTGTTGTTTTACAAACCAGAATCACTAGAGCCGAAGCATTGGGCGACACTGCAAAAGCAGCAAAACTTCAACGCCGTTTAGACAAAATAGACACGATTCAGTTGCAAGCAAGATTGGATGAGGTTGAGGAAATCCTTGAAAAACAAGGTGCCTCTGTTCGTGATGTGATGATTGGGCCTGTACCAAACAAAGCAGCAGACACAGTATTGGGTCGTTCTGTTCCTAAATTTGTTCGCGCCGGTGTTCAGCAAACAGTGTTCAAAACCGAAAACCCTAAACTTTGGTTGAAAGGTATTGCCCAATCTGTCATTGAACGTTCTGCCAACCCTGCCGCATCTGTTGTTTCTAGGGCTATGTTGGACGGTTCTCCGTGGAGTCTTGAATATGTTGCAAAACAAATGTACGAGGGTGAATACCGTTCATTTTTTGAATCATACTTTAAAGCCGAAGGTCGTTTAAAGGCAAGTTTTGATTGGGATTCTTTGGATGGTGCAAGAAAGTATGTTCAATATGTTTCCGACGACTTACAACAAGTGACTGGTGGGCATCCTTTTCTTCTGAAAGTTATATCAGATGGCGAAATTGTAATGGCTGGAGAATCTTTTTCTCTTGGTCGTCGAACAGCAGAAGGAAATATTCCTTCATCAGATTTCATTCGTATTCTGAACCAAGGTGATTTGGCTGACCCTTCTATTCCTGCGTTTGCCTCTTGGGACAAAGCACCACAGGCAACTGTTGTTTATCCATCTGTAGGTACGTTTAGTAAAGAAAAATCGGAAGGGTTATTTTCACTGTTTATGCAATACGCATACGGTGCCAACTCCGACAAGTTTGCTCGTGTCCCTTTGTGGAACGCCCGTAAATGGAACCTGGTTGCTGACATGATTCCTATGCTGTCAAAAGAGGAAGCAGTCAAACTTTCTGAAGTTGTGCAGTCATATGGTTTACCTAACCATGTGTTTGAAAATATTGCCGACAATATACCTCGCGCTCGTGGTACTGCTACTTTGACTCAAATTGAAGAACTTGCTGGACGGCAAGCAACAGAAGATGTTATTAACTTGCTGTTTGATTCCCGTAAACGAACATTGTTTGGTCGAAACCACAGGTTGTTGTTCCCATTCTTTGATGCGTTCCGTGAGGTTGGCGTTCAACTAATTAAAACTGCTATTGACCCACGGAAACTTCACAGGATTGATAAAGCTGCTGAAGGTTTAAGTAACCTCCGAGTTGGTGGGCCTGGAGAAATGAACCTAATTGGTCCAGGTGATGTGGACCAGGATGGAAAAAACGAAGGGTTTGTATATAAAGACCCACAAACCGAACAACTGACATTTAACCTTCCTTTGGTTGGCGGTGCAGCTAAAGCTTTGACTGGTATTCCTTTTGATTACAAGGTGAATGTTGGTTCGCTTTCTATGGCAACTTCCGTGATCCCTTCCGTCGGCCCATATGTTTCGCTTACTTATTCTGCGATCCCTAATCGTCAGGGTGAAACGTGGGACAAACTTAATGAGTTGGTTATCCCGTTTGGTGATCCACCGACAGAACTTCAATCGTATTTCACCCCGTTGGCTATCCGTCGTTTTGTACAAGGTGTCGCTGCTGGTACGCCGTTTGAGCGTGTGGCTTTCTTTATGGGCAACCCGAACTCTGATCCGGTATACAAGACTTTGCAGAGCCGAACCCTCATGGCCGAACTTGCAAGTGGGAAGTACACCCAAGATGAAGCTGGTGTCCGCGAAGCCATGCAGTCAGCCCAAGACAAAGGTAATACTTTGTGGTGGTTGCGTGGTGTGACACAGTTCTTTTCTCCTGCTGCACCTATCAGCCAGTTTTATGCAAAGAAGGATGAAAAACTTGTTCCTCTTGGTGTCTTGTTGGACAGCATCAGGAAAACAGAAAATGATATCCGTGACCAAGGTGGCAGTTATCAGGATCAGATTGATGCTGTAGTCAATCAGTATGGGGATTTTGTTGTCCCGTATTTGGCTTCGATTAGTAAGAGCAACATTCCTGGGGCTGAATCAAGTAAAGCGTTTTATGATTTCAAATCCAAAAATGGGAAACTGTTTGCAGCATACCCTGAGGTTGCTGGATATTTTGGTCCAAGTACAAACGAATTTGACCAAGAGATTTACAACATTCAGAAACGTGCTGGTGAACTCCAGGCTTTGCCGATTGAGGAAGTGTCAAAGCAGATTGAGCAGTTGTGGGGCAACCTTCGTTACAACAGGTTTGACCGTCAGTTGACTCAGGCGTTGGGTGAAACACCAGCAAAAGCATATGCTCTAAGTCTTGGCGAACAGCAGATCAGGGCATCTTTGCCGAATTGGGACAGAAACCTGTCTTTCAGCGAATACAACAACAAGATCAATAATGCTGTTAACTCTATTGTCCGTATTTCTACTGACGAAAAATTTGCTGACCTGCCTGCGATAGCCCCATTGAAAGAGTATTTGGTTGTGAGAAACCAAATTGTCAACTTAATTACCCGTTCCAGCGGCTTAACTAACGTTAACTCTTGGAAGAATAACCGTGGCGGCATAGCTGAACGTGAGGCTTTGAAGGTTATTGGCGAAAAGTTTGCTAATGAAAACCCTGATTTCAAACCGTTGTGGGATAATGTTTTGTCTAGGGAATTTAAATCTCTTTCCGATCAAGAACTTCTATTAGCGAAATCAGGACAGTTACCATAATGGCTCCAAAACCTAGAGAACCTAAAGAACCTGGCACATCAAGCGGTTCAACGACCACGACACAGCCGCCTATCGGCCCGCAGGCACCAGCAACAACTGTTCCTATAGACCCTGGCACTCTGGCACTCATCAGTGCCATGGAAGGACTCGTCGGTTCTAGTGGTTCACGCACTCTGGGTCTTTCCGGTATTGCTAAACTTGATGCAGAGGGTCGAGTAATTTCGTATGAAGGTCCAACAAAAGTCATTGGTGGTCAAGACGTTCGACCACAATATTTTGAAGGGGATGAAAATGATATTGCTACATGGGATTCTGAAAAGATTGCAAGGATTCAAAGACAACTTGCTGCCGGTGGATACTTCTCTGGTTCTTCGTTCCAGGTTGGGATAGTCCGTCAGTCAACTATTGATGCTTACAAGCGTTTGCTTGAAGATGCAAACATGAGTTTTATTACCGCTGAACAGGCTTTGGAGCGATCCAAGAAAATCCCTTACTCTGGTGTCGGTAGTGGTTTGACGAAGTATCGCATGACATCTTCTATGGATTTGTCGAATGTTTTTGACAAGGTTTCTCAAAGTGTGTTGGGTCGGACATTAGATACCCAGGAACTTGACAAACTGGTAAAGACGTATCAGGGTGTTGAGATAGCTGGACAAAAGTCGCAGGCTGGTGTTGCTGAACAGACTCCTACTGCCGCTGCTTTTGCACAGAAAAAGATTGAGGCTGGCAATCAGGATGAGGCTGATGCTGTTCAATTTGCACAATATGCACAAGTGTTAGAAGGGATGCTCGGTGGCTGAGACAAAGAATCCTCGTAAAGCGTATATTGACGCACAGATTAAGGCTGGTTCTACTAAAACACGTGCCGAACTGGGTCGTGAGTATGACGATCAGCAAGCAAAGAAGGCAACGACTGTTGCCAACCCTGCTGATTTGAAAGCAAAGGTTGACAGGTATCTTCCTGCGTATTCGTTTCTTTTAGACCCTAAAGGTATTTTTGGTGCTGATGTTGCACAGGTTTTGGCTGATGCTGTAGCACAGAATTATGATGCAAGCCGTTTTGAAGGCGCGTTAGCGGGAACAAATTATTTTAAGACTGCTACCCCTGAACAGAAAGCGTTTGCTAAAAAGCAACTTCCAGCTGGCAAAGCCCAACTCACGGCAGAAGCAAACACAGTCAAGCAGTTGGCTAAGTCGTACAACTATGTGCTTTCAAACGAGGAGTTGCAGGCTGTTTTGACTGGTGCCCCTATGCCTGGAACTAGTAAAACTATTTCGGCTGATGAGTTGTTGAACAAGATGAAGAATTCTGCTAAGGGCGTGTTGCCTCATTTGGCATCTCAGATTGATGCTGGATTGTCTTTGAAGGACATTGGAGATAATTACAGGCAGTATGCCGCACAGATTTTGGAGAGGGACCCAAACCAGATTGATATGTTCCAGGGTCCATTCTTGGATGCGTTTGGTAACTCTCAAACTGGGCAGATGTCTTTGGGTGATTGGGTTGCAAAACTTAAATCCGATCCACGTTACGGCTATCAGAACACAAGGGCGGCCAACAGGGATTCACAGTCTTTGGCTTTGACTATTGCTAGAGCATTTGGAAAGGTTAAATAATGAGTGACACAGGTTTAGGTGGGGTTGACCTCAATTTGAATTTGGAAAACCTTAATGCTGAATTGTTGGCGTATGGTCAGACTCCAGAAGGTCGGGCAGCGTTCGCAGAGTTGAATTTGTCTGCTGATTCTCCCTATTTTTCTGATGGGGAAACCACTGATCCACCACCACCACCACCACCACCTGCACCAGCACAATTAATGTTTAGCCCCAACCCTGATGCACGCAATACGATCAAGGCGGTTCTTTCCACATACGGTTTGGAGTCATTGGCAGAAGTCTTGTGGGGTAGTTACACGTCTGGATTGGTTGATATCAACAACGAGCAGGCTTTGGTGTATTCGATCCGTGACACAGAGCAATACAAAACTCGTTTTGCTGGCAACGCTGCTCGACTCAAATCAGGTTTAGCGGAGTTAAGCCCAGGTGAGTACATCGGTCTTGAAGACGCATACAGAACGGTTCTGCGAACCAATGGTCTTCCGCCTGGGTTTTATGATTCACAGGATGATGTCCAAAAGTTGATTGAGGGAACTGTTTCCCCAGATGAACTTCAACGCCGTATCCAACTTGGGTATAACGCGGTTGTAAATGCTGATCCTGAAGTTAAGCGTCAGATGCAAACTCTTTATGGAATCACGGAAGGACAGTTAGCCGCATACTTTATTGACCCTAAGCGTGGTGAAGAATTGATCGCAAACCAGGCTCGTGCAGCTCAGATCGCTGCCAGTGGTGCCAAGTTCGGCATCCAAATATCAGGTTCGTTTGCAGAGAACTTGGCTCAAAGCGGAATCACCGAACAGCAGGCTCGCGCAGGCTTCGGCGAAGTCGGCAAACTAGGCGAACTAAAACAGGCTTTTGCGGGTGAGACTGCACTATCCGGTGAACAACTGGCAGGTGCGGCGTTCGGGACTGATGTCGCCGCGCAACAAGAGTTGGAGCGTAAACGTCGCCTTCGTACAGGTGAGTTCGCTGGTGGCGGTTCGTTTGCTCGTACAACTGGTGAAACATCAGGCTCAATTTCTACTTCGGTGGGTAAAGCCCAATAGCATACTTGACACTTGCAAGTCAAGTGTGTGTATACTAGGAATGTTCGGTAACGGACACCATTGGAAATCCCCCGCTTTCAATGTGCAAAAGGGGTGAGACTTGCAGCCATTCGGGAACCTCCAGCCGAATGTGGGCAGAAGGAGTGGGTCATGTCAGATGCAAACTACGAGTTTGAGGATGATGCAGTACAAGACCAGCAGCAATCGAAGGACCCTGTGCGAGCGCACTTGCGGAAACTTGAAGCCGAAAATAAGGCTTTACGTGAGCAGGCAGCAGGAGCAGAGGCAGCCCGACGAGAACTTAACTTCGTGAAAGCGGGCATGGACCCGAACGATCCGAAGTACAAGTATTTCGTTAAAGGCTACGACGGTGATTTAACACCTGAGGCGATTCGACAAGCAGCAGAAGAAGCAAGTCTCATACCAAGTCAGAACAAGGAAGTGGCTGCTGAACAGCAATCATGGAACCGTGTGGCACAGGCAGCGCGAGCTGGCGAGACAAGCGAACCTCCTGTTGATTACGCTCAACGTATTGCCAATGCAAAATCCCCAGATGAAGTGATGCAACTTATGGCCCAGGCGCGAGCCGAAGCAGAAAAGTACTAATCACTCCCCTTAGGATTCACATTCTTTGGGGCTACCCCTAAAGGAATAAAGAAATGGCAATTACACAAGCCAGTTCGTTGTCCGTAGACCAGTCTGCTTACGATCGTTTGGCGTATTTCGCCCTACGTTCAGAGATGCTGTTTGATCAGGCAGCCGACGTTCAAGCAACAAACCAAGCGATGCCAGGATCAGCTGTAATCTTCACGATTTTCAGCGAACTTGCAGCAGCAACTTCAACCCTCAGCGAAACCGCTGACCTCACCCCATCAACGATGGGTGACAGTCAGGTAACGGTTACTTTGGCTGAATACGGCAACACGATTGCAACAACCGCAAAACTCCGTGGAACAGCGTTCTTGGACGTTGATGCAGCAGCAGCGAACCTTATTGGTTACAACGCTGGTGACTCATTGGACCAGGTTGTTCGCGAAGTGCTTGCAGCAGGAACCAACGTTGCATACGGTGGCGGTGGATCATCTGATCCTTCAAGCCGTGTAACGGTTGCAGCAGAAGACATCATTGAAGCCAACGACATCCGTAAGCAGACAGCTGCTTTGCGTGGTGCAAACGTTGCAACCTTCAACGGTTACTACATGGGCTACATCCATCCTGACGTGTCGTACGACCTTCGTCGTGAAACCGGCAACGCATCATGGAACGCACCTCACATCAACGTTGACACAGCCAACATCTACAACGGCGAAATCGGAACCTTTGAATCAGTACGATTCATCGAAACCCCTCGCGCCAAGGTGTTCACTGATGCTTCAAACGGAACCAGCACAACTGGCAACGTTGACGTGTATTGCACGCACATCATGGGTCGTCAGGCTCTTGCAAAGGCATACAGCCAAATTGATGGCAACGGTGCTTTCGCAAAGGTTGTTCGTGGCCCAGTGGTTGACTCGCTCATGCGTTTCAATCCAATCGGTTGGTATTGGCTCGGCGGTTATGGCCGCTTCCGCGAAGCTTCGTTGCGTCGCATTGAGTCGTCATCCAGCATTGGTGCTAACTAATAGTTAGTTAGTCCTCCACAAGATGTGGGGTAGCCGAGTCCCCTCGCTCGGTTGCCCCACTTTTTGTATTTGGTATAGTCTTTTAGACGAAAGGTTTGTATGTCGATTTCCAACTATGCGGAATTAAAGATTCTTGAACACACGACAGGCAAGACTGCGTGGACTATTCCTACGAACGTTTATGTGAAGTTGCATACTGCGGATGCTGGTGAGGCTGGCACTTCTTCGGCTGCTACTGAAACAACTCGCAAGGTTGCTGCGTGGGCTACTGCTGCTTCTGGTTCTATAGCGACTTCTGCAACTTTGGAGTGGACGAACGTTGCTGCTACTGAAACTTATTCGCATTGGTCTTTGTGGGATGCGTCTACTGCGGGCAACTGTTTGTGGACTGGCGCGTTGTCGTCGTCTGCTGCTGTCACGGCTGGTGACACTTTTCAGATCACTACTCTCACGCTGTCGCTCGACTAGCCGTTAGGGGATAACCCCTCATGGCAATTACAGCAGTCACAGGTTTTACAGAACCGTTCAAAAACACCCATCCGTTTTATCGCTACGGGTACGTTAATGCTATTCGCACCGCCACTGGTAGTGGTATTGGTACGCAAACCGCATTTGGTGCAAGGGCTTTTATTGTCACAGCATCCGCATCGGGTTTAGGTTCATCATCGGCAGACGGGCAGGTGTTGCGTCAACGCCAAGGTACAAGTTCAG